CAGCGACTATATGAATGCTGGTACAGGCACCTCTACGGTAGTGACTACCACAGAAACAACTCTAGAAGTTGATTGGAACCTTAAAAAATTTGGTGATAACAACGCCCCTATAACTAACATTAATTGGAAAATGACCGTTAACCCAACAACTGGTGAGTGGACGGGTATTGGAACTGTTGCTGGAAACACCACTAATCTTTGGTATCCGCAACGTACTGGTGTAAGAGAAACTGCAGGTCAACCTGTACAAGCCATGTCTAATGTTACAAATGAAGTTATTCAAGCTGCTCAAACTGCAGCAACAACAGCAATTGCTACGGCAAACGCTTTAGCAGATACAGCAACAGCAACCGTTGCTACAGCCGTTACTGCTCTTCAAACTCCTGTTCAGCCCGCGCCCGAGCCATCACCTGAGCCCACTCCGACTCCCACACCCACACCAGAACCAACACCAGAGCCAACACCAACACCGCAGCCAGAACCAACCCCAACACCAATCCCAGAACCAACTCCGACACCTGAACCTACTCCTCAGCCTCAACCTCAGCCGACTCCAACACCTGAGCCAACTCCCGCACCGCGAGCCGACACCACAGCCAGAACCACAACCCGAACCTTCACCTGAACCTGCTCCTAATCCTGAACCAGTTCCAACCCCGCAACCAGAGCCGACTCCTCAGCCTGAACCGCAGCCTGAACCTCAACCTGAACCAACTCCTGAACCTGTGCAGCCACCAACCCCAGAACCCGAGCCTGAGCCTGAGCCAGAGCCAGAACCTGTTCCTGAGCCGACTCCAGAGCCTGAACCAGAGCCTGAGCCTGAACCTGAGACACCATCAGAGCCTACCCCTGAGCAGCCCACAGAAGAGCCAGAGACACCCACAGAAAACCCAGAAGAACCGGTAGAGCCCGAATCACCAGTCGAAGAGCCCGAGGCTCCCCTTGAACCCGGTACACCTGAGGAAACAGAACCACAACCAGAGTCACCAGAGCCAGAGCAAGAAAATCCGTCCACAGAACCATCAGAACCTCCTATTGAAGAAGCCCCAACTGTAGCAGAAGCTGTAACGGAGGCGTTAGCCGATGGGAAGTTAACTGCTGAAGAAAAGGCTGTTGTTGCTGAAGCTCTTATTGCATCTGTTGCTCCTGGAGAAGCAGTCACTGCTGAAGCAATAAAAGAAGCAGGGCTTGAATATAAAGACCTTCCTGCAGAAACTCCAGTCGAGGTTAGGAAGGATGAGAACGGTAACGAAGTTATAATTACAGCAGACGTTGCTGCGGCTCTTGTTTTATTAGAGAACCCATCAGAATTAATTGGCGCAATATTTAGCGACCCTGGCGAAGCATTACAAGCACTTGGAAGTATCGGTGCTGATATGAGTCCAGAAGAACGTGAAGAAGCACAAGAAATGGTAGTTGCTGCTGTTGTTGCAGCAGGCGCTGCTATGAATGCAGTTGCAGCTGCAGCAGGTACCACAGGTGGCAGCACTGGTGGTTCTGGAGGTAGCGGCGGAAATTCTGGAGGCGGAGGCGTCTCTGGAGAATTAAAAGGATATAGGAGACGTAAACCTTGAGAATCATAAGAGACATGATTGACCAACTATGGACACTGCTTGGCATGTTCATTGCATGGGTAGTACTAGACGGTTCAGCAAAAACAGTCGTCGGATACGCAATTATTGGAACTCTTGTTGCCTGGGCAGTTACGTATCCACTACGAAACCCTAAGGATGAAGAATGAAATCAATTGGAAATATTATTTTAAGAATTGTCGCTACTTTTGCAGCTAGCGGTCTTTCAGTTATTGGTGCCGGAGCTATTGCTGGTGTTGACACTATTACAGCTGTAACTGTTGCTGGTCTTACAGCAGTTGCTGCAGTTGTTGAAAAACTAGCTCGTGGCTTTATGAACGACGGAAAACTTGACCTTGACGAAATCAACGCTGCATTTGCTGCAGTTGATACAAAGGCAAAGAGTGCAGCTGACCTTCAGGTAGAGGCTAAGCAAAACGGAACTGACATCACAATCAGTGCTGCTGGAGCGGTAACTTACGCAGCAGCAACTAAGCCAGACGGTCAAGTTCCTGAAGAACAACCAGTTGATGAAGATTGGGCTAAGGAGGACAAGTAATGGCAGACCAAGGAACAGCAGCACGACTTATTGAAGTCGCTACCGCAGAACTAGGAACCATTGAAGGTCCTAAAGATAACGAAACAAAGTACGGCGCTTATACCAAGGCTAACTTTCAGCCGTGGTGTGGGTCATTCGTAAACTGGTGCGCTAACGAAGCTGGAGTAAAGGTACCTAATACCGTTTACACCCCAGGCGGAGCAGCAGCATTTAAGAAAGCTGGCGCATGGATTGATGGAGACATCGCAGACCCAGAACCAGGAGATATCGCCTATTTTGATTTCCCCTCAGACGGTGTCGATAGAATTTCTCACGTAGGAATTGTTATCAAGGACAACGGCGATGGCACAGTTTGGTGCATCGAAGGAAACACTAGCCCAGATGAAAAGGGTAGCCAACGTAATGGTGGTCAAGTTTCTAAGAAACTTCGCGCCTTTAAGAAAAACCCTAAGAAGGTTCAAATCTCAATCGTTGGTTTTGGTCGCCCAAAGTTCAAGGGAGCATCTGCAGCCCCAGCTGCTGCAGCCCCAGCTAAGTGCCCAACCTGCGGTAAGTAAATGGATGATGCTGACCGCATAAAGCGCTGGACATGCGCTTTATGCGGAAAGCGCTATGTAGTTCCGGATTTAGCAAGAATGTGCGAAGAGAAGCACTTAGAATAATCGCATGGCTTACGCTGACGGGCAGTGCGATAAAGAACCAGTATTTAGCTGGGAAGACTTTATTGACCCAATCAGTGGGGACAGAGCCCCTACTAAGGGAAAGGAACTAGATTATGCCTAGAAGCGGATTATCCTCTGGAGTTTCAGACAGCGGCGGATTGAAAGCATTGATGGCCGGTATTGGAAGCGGACGTCAATTTGTAAGCGTTAAAGACCAAATGAAGTTGATGTCGCATCAAGCGGAACTTCAAGACCAGTTAAATGCAAACGCTCAAACTTATACCAATCAAGGTAAGACTCGTGAAGCAGAGCTAGGCGACGTTCGTGCAACTAGAGATACTGCACGTATGACGTTTGGCCGTGAACATCAAGCAGATTTATTTACAAGATTCCGCGGAGCTAATCCAGAAGTAACAGATTACGACATGGATGCAAAAGGTGGATTTAGAACAAAGATGGGCGCCATGGCATTTCCTTCTGGAGATGTAAAGCCTTTTGGTGGAGACGATACTCCAAAACCAAAGAAACCTGGCGGACCGCGCAACACTGTTAAGAAGATTCAATCTCGTGTAGATAGTGGAGAACTAAGCCCTGCAGAGGCTGCTAACACATATAGAAATTATGCTGCACATGTTGGAAGAGACAAGGCAGATGATTGGGCGGGTAAGCCGCCAGCACCAATAAGAGAAGGTGTTGAATACGTTGCTGGTGTAGGAAGTTCTCGTCAATTTACAACAGATAGCGCTGGAACAACTACAGCACCTACAGCATCTTCAACTCCAAAACGTACTCGTACTCGTAAGGCAGGAGCGTCTAGTGGCACAGCGTCGCAAACAAAACCAACGTCGACAACCCCAACCACTACGACAGGAACCACTACCCCAATCAAATAAGGGTAGAGAGTTTCGAGATTCGTTAACAAGGGCAACTGGGGCAATTGATGCAAAACACACTCAAGCGTTGCAGTGGAGCCGATGGTCGCCATGAGAGCAACTGAATTTAAAGAACAGGCTCTTAATGTTCCTAACACTGTTAAAGATAGTCGTTTTGGAATACGAAACTTGCCTGTCAGTACCGAAGAACCAACGATGTTTTCGTACGCAACTCCGGGACGCGGAGTTAATGGAGAAAGTAGCAACTAATGGCTAAATCAGAAGCGTGGACCCGTAAAGAGGGCAAAAACCAAAAAGGTGGCCTCAATGAAAAAGGCCGTAAGAGTTACGAACGAGCAAACCCAGGCAGTGATTTAAAGCCCCCTGTAAAAAAGGAACAAGCTGCTAAATCTAAAAAGTCTGCTGCTCGTCGTAAATCCTTCTGTGCACGCATGGAAGGAATGAAAAAGAAAAACACGTCTAGCAAGACTGCAAGGGACCCCAACAGTAGAATTAACAAGTCCCTCCGCGCATGGGACTGCTAACCCATCTCTAGAGAAAAGGTACTTTAATGGCAACAGATTCATCAGGTCAGCAAGCCGTTGACTTTGTATGGGGTAACTTCCCTATGCAACCAAACGACGACCGCACCGATGGAGGCTCTACTGTAGTTGTAGCTGCTGATGCAGCTCAGAACTACGATTGGAGCGGATACTCCGTCTATGCAAGCGCTCGTCTTGACGCAGCTCTTGACAACCACGCAAATGCGGAAGCAGGTTGGTCAGGATACCCAGCATTTACTGCTGGAGCAGGAAACTACATCATTACAGCAGTTGAAGGAAACGGAACAACCGTTACGTACACTTCACAGAACAATCTTGCTGTTGGAGATGTTGTAAACATTACTGGACTTTCAGCATCTGCATACAACTTGTCTTCAGCGACAGTTGCAACAGCAGACAAGTTAAAGTTCACAGTAACTAACGCAGCAAACGCTGGCCTTATTACAGGTCAGTATGGAAAGGTTCAGTCAACTACTGCTCTTACAGCAGCTGATGGCGTTGGACTTGGAAATATCATCGTTCCAGATGTTCGTGGTCTAACCACTGCCTTGGCACTTGATGCTCTTAAGGATGCTGGTTACGAAGCTGCAAACATCACTACAGCTACAGCAGCTACAAACACACGCACAGATGTAACTCGCTTTAACGCTACAAGCGCTACTGCAGCGGTTATTTACGCTACAAGCGCACACACCAATTACCCAACAGGCACCAAGGTCACACTTGTTGCAGGAACACCAGCTGGCTCAAGCCCAGTCAACCTTCCAGCATACGCACTTGGTACTTGGACAGTTACCGGTTCTGCAGGTGCAGGTCAGATTACCGTTTCAGGTTCTGGCTTCACAGTTGCAGACACAACTGGTATCAATGCAACTGGAACACTTGGTGGAGCAAACGGCACCATCCGTGTTCAGAGCACAGCTGCCAACGCAGCTGGTGTTGCTACAACTGCAACAATTACAATCACCCCTTGGGCAACAGCATCTTAGTAGCCTAATAAAAAAGCCCCCAGCCTTTTGGCCGGGGGCTTTTTTATTTATGTATTAAATTTTGGGAAACAGTTCATAGAACTGCTCAAATCGTTCTCCATTGTTCTGGCCTGGATGTATTTTCCAGGAAGACCAGTCTTCGCCACCATTAGTCATGTGAAACGCAATCTCTGCGTTAGTAACTGGGTCGAAGAGTTGCTTATTTGATTGTAGGTCGAATTTCTCCCTGCGGTCCTCTCCTAATGAACCAAGCATGTTGATTTGGAAGATTCCGTATGAGTTGTCGCCAGTACTTAAATCGCCGTTAAACGCTTTAGGGCGACCATTCGATTCTTTCATAGCAACTGCCCAAGCAGTCCTGAGGGCCTTTCCCTCAAAACCAACTGCTTTAAGCAGCGATTTTAGTTCCGCTTCGTCAAGTGACTTAGCGTTCCTAAACTCGTCAAGCGGGTCCACTTTTACTGTAACTGTTGTGCCGTCTTGGATAGCCGGTCCAGTGTTAGCAGCAAGAGCGTGTGGTAATGCACCGAGTACTAGTCCGTACACCGATATAACCGCCACCGTTGCTATGTTCTCTCTGATATTAAGCATTGCTGCTCCTCTCAGTTAGGAAAAGCGCCATTTCTGGCGCTTCGCAAGGTCTAGGAAACCAAAGAAGTACAGCTCGTGTCAAGTTGAACAAGAAATTAATTTTTTAACAGTACAAATAAACTGCGTGTCGTGTATAAATAGCACTTAATATTATTTAATATTATCCGAGATATTAATATGGACAACATTTTGTGACTCATCTCACATTTTGGATTGGATATTAATGTCTGCTGTCGATTGGCTTGGATTTACAGCCACCCTTATTTCAGTAATCACATCAGCCGCATTTGGCGTTAAGTGGTTAGTTAAACACTATCTATCTGAACTTAAGCCCAATGGTGGCTCAAGTATCAAAGATACCGTTAATCAATTGAGTAGCCGGGTTGAGAAGCTAGAAGGACGCATTGATGAAATTTATAGTATCTTGATATCCCCGAAAGGGAGAAAGTAGGAACTATGAAGTTCGACTCAAAGTCACTTAAGGCAATGCTTGCTTCTTATGGACGCTCGTTCTTGGCGGCAGCAACTGCAGTTTATGCAACAGGCAATACTGATATTAAATCAATTCTTATTGCTGCTCTTGCATCAACCCTTCCAGTAGCACTACGTGCGGTCAATCCAAAAGACCCAGCATTTGGTGTTGTGGCAAAATTTGTTGAAGACACGCTTGCCAAAGAGGTAGCAAAGGCTTCAACCAAGAAGGCTGCAAAGACCAAGTAACACCTACCTCCAAAACTTAGGGCGGGGTCAAACCCGCCCTTTGTTGTTTCTAGGGTATTATTAAGGCAAAGAAGGAGACCCCCATGAAATGTTTTAACTGCCCAGCACCGGCAATTTATCGAGTTGCTGACCCAGGAGTAAATCCTGTTGATTACTGCAACGCATGCTTACCAAAGCATTTAAAAGAACGCGCAAACGCAGGTCAATTTCCTCTTCCTAAGGAAGAAAAGAAAGCTGAAAAGGCAGCAGAGTGAGAACTACTCGTGTGAAGGCCGTGCAGGTTCATCCAGTTCCATCTTCGGTAACCAATCCGTCTGGCCCCTTTCCACGAGAACTTTTTAGAGAACCAAAAATTATTACTGAGTATGACTCAGAACTGCCAGAAGACGGCAGCGATTTTCCAACGGGCTCTACTGCTCAAAATAACTTTAAACCTACCCGCGTAATGATTTGCTCACAGTGCAACGACCGGGTACTAGAAACTAAAACAGGCGACCACGTCTGTAGGGATTAACTATGGCTAAAAAGCGAGCGCAGATACCCAGCGTTGACGTCCTCTTTGGATACAACGTTGGCCGCACCCATACTAAAAGCAGTTTGCCAACGCTCGATGAATACCTCTTTCATCTAAACCCAAAGTCAAGGCCCCAAGAAAATCAAGACGACACCTTCCAAGTAATTAGCACAGCAAACGTTCGTGCTACAACCTCTACTAACCCTAAGCGCCCCAGAACACTAAAGGCGGGGTATGACTTTAAAACAGAGACTATGACCGTTGTATTTAGGGATGGCACCTGGTGGAACTACTACGATGTCCCTCACCATATGTGGGAAGGGTTTGTGTTGGCAGAGTCTAAGGGTAGGTATCTAGCTAGCTCGGGACTAGACCAGTGGCCTCGTATGGGCGCAGCAGACCCAGGCGCTATGTCTAGAGATAGACGCCTTCAACTTAACGATACAAAAGAGTTTGCTAATTACATGTACGGAGACGGCGGAGGCTTTGCCCTAGATTAATTATGAAATCACTCGGACCACTATACGTTGGAAAATTGCGCTACTGGCATAAGAAGTTGCTGCCCATAGTTGAGGTAGGCAATACGCAAGAGACAGATATGCCCTTTAGATTTGGTCATTGCCTTGTTTTCAGATTTCCCTTTACGACTCCTGGGTACTACATTGGGGTCTTCTATAAAACTGTTAAAAACCCAGAGAACCTAACGGATGAAGATATTGACTTAATTATGGAGAAAGCGCTTAGAGCTAGAAAAGCCTGGTCTCCAGAGGACGGAGATTACGATGAATTTTTTTAAGAAAAAGGCGCCTTGGACAAAGCCGTTTTCTGAACGGGTTGCCAAACGAGTGTCTAAGATTCCTACGGGTGAGTTGGTAATGTGGGCAGACCAGGCTCTATTTGATTTGGGCCGTTGTTTAAATAGTTATGAGAAGTCTAAAGATAAGTTATATCTAGAAGAAGCTTTGACTGGAGCAGAGGCCATCCATGCCGTGGTAAACGAGCTCCATATCCGTATGACCTCAAAAGCAGCCCTTTAATAATATTGCTACAATTATGCTTGCCTCTCTTCCTTCTCTCCCGTGTGGCAGCGTGAGCCCTGGTTAATACCCAGGGCCACACGTTTTTTAATAGACTGAGGATGCTATGAACGAGACAGAACTAGATTTTTTTGAAGAAGACGACGAGCTTATAGACGAAGACGATAGTGAACAGGACCTTCCCGAAGAGGAAGAAGATGAGCTGGATGAACTATCAAAAGAATTTGTAGTAAAACTAATTGACCGTTGTGTTCAATTTATGTCTGCACTTGTCGGGCATGACCTCCACCCTTATCAACTTCCTCTTGCACGAAGAATTATTGAGTCTGTAATTATTAACGACGGTGAAGAAGTAACTGCACTCGCAGCACGTCAGTCAGGTAAATCAGAAACTATTGCTAACACTGTAGTTACGCTTATGGTTTTGTTGCCACGTCTTGCAAAGATGTACCCAGACTTACTTGGTAGGTTTAAAGATGGAATCTGGATTGGTATGTTTGCACCTGTTGAAGGTCAGGTTGAGACTCTGTTTGGCCGTTCAGTAAACAGATTAACTAGCGAACGTGCACTAGAGATTTTAGGTGACCCAGAGATTGACGACTCATTAGGTAAAGTGCCTGGAGTTACTCGTCAAATTAAATTAAAGAACTCAGGCTCGACGCTTATGATGATGACCGCTAACCCTCGTGCAAAGATTGAATCTAAGTCTTTCCATCTTATTATTATTGACGAGTGCCAAGAGGCTGATGACTTTGTAGTGTCTAAGTCAATCTCTCCAATGCTTGCGTATTACTCGGGAACTATGGTTAAGACAGGTACACCTACTACGCACAAGAATAACTTCTACCGCTCTATCCAATTAAATAAACGTCGTCAGACCTCTAGAGGCATACGTCAGAATCATTTTGAGTGGGACTGGAAAGATGTTGCAAAGTGCAACGTTAACTACGGCAAGTTCATTAAAAAAGAAATGCTTCGTATTGGAGAAGACTCAGACGAGTTCCAGATGTCGTACAACTGCAAATGGTTGTTGGAGAGAGGAATGTTCGTTACATCAACCGTAATGGACGAGCTAGGAGACACCTCTCAAGAAGTTGTTCGCGCTTGGCACAGAACTCCTGTTGTAGTAGGTATTGACCCTGCACGTAAGATGGACTCCACAGTTGTTACGGTTGTGTGGGTAGACTGGGATAGGCCAGATGAGTTTGGATATTTTGACCACCGAATACTAAATTGGATGGAGATACAAGGAGATGACTGGGAAGACCAATATTTTCAAATCGTTAACTTCCTCAATAATTACGATGTACTTGCTGTTGGCGTTGACGCTAACGGCGTGGGTGATGCGGTTGCACAAAGACTCAAGCTCCTCCTCCCAGGAGCAGAAGTACATGCCTTAGGCAGTAGCCAACCTGAACAATCAAAACGTTGGAAACATCTAAAGGCGTTAATTGACCGTCGTATGGTTGGTTGGCCAGCACACGCTAAAACTCGACGTTTACGTACCTGGAAGCGTTTTTACCAGCAGATGACGGACCTTGAGACAAAGTTCACTGGCCCTAACTTTTTGGCACATGCGCCAGAAGAAGCCCACGCCCATGACGACTACGCCGACAGTTTGGCTATTGCTTGCTCGCTAACTATGGACCTGACAATGCCACAAGTCGAAGTTTCTAGCTCCCCGTTCTTTTCTAGATAAATACGACTTTAGCCTGACTTTAGGTTAAATAAGTAGGAAACTTTTACCCGAGGCCCTCAACCTTTATAAGGAGATATATCTATGACAATCGCACCGGCACCGAAGTTCCCAGAACGTCCAGGTAGCGTATACGACCGCAAGATGGCAGGCGCTGTTCCAGGACAACGCGGCCCACTTCGTTTTGAAGAAGGACTTGCAACAGATACCGACATTCCACAGGAATTTTCTAACGGAGCTGCACAGGGTTATATCCCAGCAGCTGGCCGTCCAAATCGCAATGCCCCTGTTCACACTAAGCCTGCAGCAGAAACAATGAAAGAGCGTGCTCACGTTGGTTCAGCAGCTTGGGTAGAAGCACCAAATACTCTTAAGGAGTTTGCTGGTGGTTCTTTCTCTGATTACGGCGCAAATGTTATCGAGGAAGTTTTCCGCGATGGCTCACATCAACAGCGTCTTAATCCAGCAGTAGTTCAGGACTAATAACGTTTCTTGCTCCCCCGTTTCTACGGCGAATACGTGGCGGGGGAGCTAAGAACTTTTTTGTAAAGGTAAGCAATGGCACTTATTTCTGGTCGTTCCGTAACACAGGCACCAAAGCAGATTGCTGCTAACCCACGCCTATGGAACATGGTTACAACTCAAGCAAAGACCAGATTTCCTAAGTATCCATCTCCAGCAGCCGCTCACTGGGTTCACACCAAGTATGTTCAAATGGGCGGAAAGTTTGTCGATTCCAAGAAGCAGATTGACCCTCGTTTTAGGGACTACGCTGAGGAAAAGAAAGAAAAGAAAGAAAAAGAAGCCAAGGCAAAGGTGACCCACAAAGTAGGTCGCGGAAACATCAAGGGCGAGACAGTAAAGAAGTAGTCTGAAAAAACGTCTTTTTTGTTTGGTGCTAATATTTGGCTATGAAGTTTAACGAGAGGATTTATTGGTGAGCGGAAGCGGTTTAGATTTCTCACCTCCGTCGTATAGAGCGGCCTCTTCAGACTTAACAATCTCTATCTCTCCATTAGGACTTGTAGAGCTTGCTGACGAAGAGTTTGAAGTTCACGGCCCACGCCTCAATCGTTATTCACTTAACTGGGCTATGTATCTTGGCCATCATTATTCTTATCGCCGTCAAACAGGCGAATCACAAATGGTATTGAATTATTACCGTGCATTCACAGATTTTATTCTTAACTTCACATTTGGCAAGGGAGTCCAATTCCGAAGCCCAAAGCAGACAGAGGCTATTGTTCCAGACTTACTGGAAAGAGTTTGGGAAGTAGATAACAACAAGGCTTCTGTTCTTTGGGAAATCGGTCAGCAAGGAGGAGTATCTGGTGATTGCTTTATCAAAGTTGCGTATGAAGAACCTTGGGTTGACCCTGCGGGCCGTCAGCATCCAGGCCGCGTGCGTATTCTCCCTCTTAACTCCAGTTTTTGCTTCCCAGAATTCCACCCTCACGACCGCGAGCGCCTTATTAGGTTTAAGCTTAAGTATCGTTTTTGGGGCACCAGTTTGGAAGGCACTCGCCAAGTATTTACTTACACCGAAATTTTAACTGACGATGTTATTGAAGAGTACATCAATGATGAGCTTATTGACTCTCGTCCTAATCCGCTTGGCACTATCCCTGTTGTACATATTCCGAACGTTCGTATCAGTGGTTCTCCTTGGGGTCTATCTGATTGCAATGACATTATTCCTATTAACCGCACTTATAACGAAACTGCTACTGACATCGCCGACATTGTTAATTATCACGCTGCGCCGGTCACAGTTATCATTGGAGCGAAAGCGTCACAACTTGAAAAAGGCGCAAACAAAGTCTGGGGTGGACTACCAAAAGACGCAAAGGTAGAAAACCTAGAAGGCGGAGCTCAGGGTCTAAAAGGCGCTATGGACTTCCTAGCAATGATGAAGAAGTCTATGCACGAAATGGTTGGTGTTCCAGAGACCGCTCTTGGTCAGGCTCAGCCAATCTCTAATACATCGGGTGTTGCTTTATCTATTCAATTCCAGCCTTTGATGAACCGCTACCATCAAAAGATTATTCAATACGCTCGTGGGTTAGAGCTAGTAAACGAACTCATCCTTCTTAACCTTGCTATTAAAGAACCTGAGGCTATGCAGGTTAACCCAGGTACTCGCTCAGCCCCTCTAAAGGACGGTCAGGTCCCAGTTCTTGATATTAATGACCCGCTGACTTACCGCTCATACGTTCATTTCCCAGCGCCTCTACCGCTTGATAAGTTGATTGCACTAAACGAAGTTCAATCACTGATGTCTCTAGGCCTTGAGTCTAAAGAAGGCGCCCTTCGTTCTCTTGGCGAAGAGTTCCCAGACCAGAAGCTTATGGAGATTCGTCAAGAACTTATTGACGATGCTAAGGCAGACGGCGCTCTTAATCTTGTAAAGACACAGATTGCAAATGAAATTGCAAGCCTGACTGGAATGATGCCTGGCCCAGATGGAATGTCTGCGCCTATGGAAGGTCCTGAAGGACAACCTATTCCAGGAAATCCTGGCGCCGCTACTCCGCTTTTGGATGAAGCGCAAATGTTCGTTCAAGCAGCAGAGTCTGGCTTGAGACAGCGCCTTGTAGTTGAAGCTTACGGTACAAAAATCCCACAAAGGAGAGTGCCGGAAGAATACGAAAAATAAACAGTTTAGGCTGACAACTCAACGTTGTAAGGCCAAAATTGTTTACTAAACATATCGGTTGGTCATACGTGCTCTCACTTCGGAAAACGACCCAGAGGAATAAAGGATATACGCATGGAAACTGCAGAAGTAAACGCTGAAGCTTTCGCAGCTGAAGCAGGAACAACACCAGTGGTTGCTGACGTTGACTCATCAACTGCTACAACTAAACAAAAATTTTATACAGAAGACGACCTCGCAAAGGTTCGGTCTCAGGAAAAGGAAAAACTTTATCCTCAGATTGATAAGCTCAAGGAAGAAGTTGATTTCTTGAAGCGTGAACGCGAGGAGTCAGCCGCTCGTAAGGCCGCAGAAGAAGCAGAAATTTCTGCTCGTGAAGCAGCCAAGCTTAAGGAACAAGAAGAATCCGAACTAGAAGTTCGTGAACTCCTTAAGAAGAAAGAAACTGAGTGGCAGGAGCAGCTGGAGCGCGAACGTCAGGAACGTGAAACAGCTTTTGCACTACTGGAACGTGAACGTACTTTTGCAGAACTGCAAAGCTATCGAGCTCAAAAGCTTGATACAGAGCGCGACAACATCATGCCCGAGCTCGTTGATTTGATTAGTGGAAACACTAAGGAAGAAATTGACGCAAGCATCGAAGGCTTGAAAGAGCGCACATCTAGAATTCTCGAATCGGCGCAATCTGCAATGCAGAATGCGAGACGAGAGATGACGGGGACAAGGGCAACTTTGCCTCCGGCCGGACCATTGGAAACTAATTCGGAGCAACGTAACTTCACGGCGCAAGATATTGCGTCAATGTCGATGGACGAATACGCAAAATATCGTAGTCGTCTCTTGAGCCCAGGTGCTCAGGGGAAGACAAAGGGACTGTTCGGGTAACCCTTAAAAATCCAAATCCAAACTAAGGAGTCTAACTAAATGGCATCTGGTATTACGGGTACCGGCAATCTCGCTGCGGCCCCTACAGCCTATTCAGGTACCAACACTCAGCTGACTCAAGCGATTCAGACAATCTGGTCAAAGGAAATCCTTTTCCAGGCAATGCCTATCCTTCGCTTTGAGCAGTTCGCAGTTAAGAAGACAGAACTCGGTGTTGCACCAGGTCTTCAAATTAACTTCATGCGTTACAACAACCTCGGCTTTGCTTCAAGCCTCGTCGAAGGTGTTCGCATGCAGACCAACGCTCTTACAGCACAGCAATTCTCAATCACAGTAACTGAGCATGGTTATGCTCTTGCTGTTTCAGAGCTTTTGCTCAACGCTTCATTCGATGACGTAATGGCTTCTGCCTCACGTCTTCTCGGTCGTAACATGGCTATCTATCTTGACCAGCTATCACGCGACACACTATATGCTGCAACTTCAACCATCTACGGTGAAGACCGCAGCTCACTCTCAGCTGTTAACAACTGGTACGCAGATGGAACAGTAGCGGCAAGCCGTGCAGCAATGACCGGCACCTACTTCTTGTCTCCAAAGACCGTTAAGGACGCAGTAGAGACACTCGCAACCAAGAACATCCCAAGGCTCGGCGAAACATACGTTGCCTTCGTTCACCCACACCAGAGCCGTAAGCTCCGTGACAATCCAGAATTTATTGAAGTCACGAAGTACGCTGCTCCAGGTAACTTCATGCTTGGTGAAATCGGACGTTTGTACGATTGCGTATTCATTGAGACCACTCAGGTTCTCAAGGTGGCTGGCGGTGCTGGTACTTCTTACACAGCAGATTCAACAGTCGCTAACCCAACAGTTACCCCTGGCGGAGGTTATGTAACTCCTGCAACAAAGACCGGTAACGGTGGCTCAGACCGCTATGCAGCTCTCTTCATCGGAGACAACGCATTCGGTCACGCAATCTCTCTTCCAGTCGAGCTCCGCGATGGCGGTATCCTTGACTTCGGTCGTGAGCATGCTCTTGCTTGGTACTCAATCTTCGGTCTTGGTCTAATCACTGACCAGGCTGTTGTTATTGCAGAAACCAACTAAACAATTTAATAAGGTAGGGTGGGGCCGCAAGGCCCCACCGCTATCATTTACACACAGCTAATAAACCGGAGGATACAAAAGTGTCAAAGAAATCACCAACGGACGTCACAGGACGTTCACGCGATGAACTCGCCAATCAGTTTGCTGAGCAGCAAGTAGAGACTGCAGCCAAGATGTCAATGGCAACGGCAGAAGCAGCCGTAAGATTAGAAACAGAAGTTATCGATGCTACAAAGCCTGACCGCCAAACAGTAATTGTTGAGCCTGTCACTAAGCTTGGTAAGCAAGAAGATACAGTAGTAATTCGAGTAGTAGAGAACATTGACTCAATGACCTTGGGCGCTGGAAATAACTACACATTCAAGGTTGGTCAGAAGTACGAAGTGACCCGTGCTGTAGCCGAACATCTAAAAGAAAAAGGCTATCTAGCAGCAAATATCTAAGTCTTAGATTGGCGAAGCAGCGGGTAAGTAGCCCGCTGTTTCGTTTATCAAGATTTTTTGGTAGTAGCCGATACCATTGTGTAAGCGATGTTAGGAGTGGTAAGTGGCTGTTCTTTCAGACTTAGTCTCTAGAGTAAGACTAGAGCTAGGCGACCTACCTAAGCAGTTTACCTATACCGCCACAGGCGATGGAACTAATAAAGACTTTGACTTAAAGTTCAAACCTGTCGAGCCAACTACTTTAGTAGTGACCATCAACAACGTGGCTCAGACAACCCCTGCCAACTACAGCCTTGAAAAAGACTTGGGCATCATTCACTTTGTCAACGCCCCAGCCAACAACGCAGCTATTAAAGTTGTTGGAACTTCATATCGTTATTTTAGCGATAGCGACCTTGAGCTTTTTATTAATACCGCAGTAGAACAGCACACATACGAACGCACAGATGGTCAGGGAAGCCAGATGACCCTGCGCCTTATGCCTGCGGTTGAAGATTACCCTCTAGCTATCCTTGCAACAATTGAAGCTCTTTGGGCTTTGGCAACGGATGCTTCTTTTGATATTAATATCTTTGCACCAGACGGTGTAACAATTCCTCGCTCTGAGCGTTTCCATCAGTTGTCTAACATGATTCAACAGAGACAACAGCAATATAAAGATTTGTGCTCTGCCCTTAACATCGGATTGTGGCGTCTTGAAATGGGTACGCTACGTCGTGTTAGCCGCAAAACCAATAAACTTGTACCTATGTACTTGGCACAAGAAATTGACGACTCTCGTAAGCCAGAGCGTGTATACATTCAAAACGACCTCAAGGGACGCAAGCCTATGCCTTCATACGCTGGCGTTTACGATATCTCTCTATACCAAGGCGATTCATGGTCTGGTGAGTTTGATTTCCCATTTGATGTCACCGTTCTTGACTTCAAAGCTCAGATTAGAACCTATCCAAATTCACCAGCAATTTATGCAACGTTTAGCATTACTAAGTTTGACGCCGCTAACGGACGTATCCGTTTAACATTAAGCCCAGCAGCTACTGCGTACCTACCAGCACGAGCTTTCTGGGATTTGCAAGCAACCAGTTCCGTAGACCCTACCTTTGAACAGACCTATGTTCGTGGGCAGGTGTTCGTAACCCAACAAGTAACGGTGGATTAATATGAGTACGTCTATTCCAGTCAATAGCCCAATTGTTGTTACGGTTACTCCACCACCAGGACCTTCGGTAACTTTAAATGAAATAACAGTTGGGGGCATAAATCAGCCCGCAGTGGCGTATCATCATGTACAAGGGACTGCCTCGGCTGTGTGGAATATAACCCATTACCTTGGCTGGTATCCGAACGTTACTGTCCAAGATTCGGGCGGGTCTATCGTAGAGGGAGAAATTACCTATACGAGCTCAAATACGTTAACCGTAACGTTTAGCGGGGCGTTTCGCGGAGACGCCTATCTTTCTTAAGGAGAGTTAGATGGCACGTAAATTTTTAACGTCAATTGATTTGGCGAAAAATGAATTACAAAATGCAGTAATTCAAAATCTGGCGGCAAACCCTTCAAGCCCAATTCTGGGTCAGGTTTACTTCAACACCGTCGCATCAACATCCTTGATGGTGCCACCCTTACCACTACAGAACTTAACTATGTAGATGGCGTTACCTCTTCTATCCAGGCTCAGTTAGACACCAAATCTCCTTCTAACAACCCAACCTTTACTGGCACCGTAACTCTTGACACTGGTGTCAACCTTGTATTTGAAGGCCAAACCGCAAATGCCTTTGAACTTACTCTTACTGCTGGAGACCCAACAGATGACAGAGTAGTAACTCTTCCAGACCTTACCACCACACTTGTTGGTCGTGACACAGTTGACACTCTTACCAACAAGACAATTACAAGCCCATCTGTATCTGGCCTGTACTTGTCAGATGCCTCAATTGTATTTGAAGGCTCAACCACAGATAACTTTGAAACAACTCTTAGCGTTGTTGACCCAACGGCAGACCGCACCATCTATCTGCCAAACGCTAACGGTACCCTTGCTCGTCTAGAAGACAAGCTACATGACTTTGCTCTTGCCACAGCATCTGTAAATCTTAATAACCAGAAGATTACAAACCTTGCTGACCCAGTAGACCCACAAGACGCAGCTAACAAGAGATATGTTGATAGTGCAGTTGCTGGTCTTAACTGGAAGCAAGCAGCACACTTAATTGCTCTTGCTAACGTTCCTCTAACAGGAAATACCGGAACCGTTGTAATTGACGGACACTCCGCTCTTGATACCGCTGAAAATAACTACCGTATCTTGCTTACCGGTCAGACAACAGATACTGAAAATGGTATCTATGTTTACAACGATAACGGCACAACTTATACCTTTACTCGTCCAACTGATGCAGATACTTACCAAGAGCTTGTTGGTGCTTCTGTCTTTATCATGGAAGGTACGGTTTATGGCTCTACCTCATGGGTACAGTCCAATCACTATCTAACATCTTTTGCTAGCCAGGACTGGGCTCAGTTCTCAGGAGCTAGCACCTATAGGTAACGGTCTTGTTGCCAACGGCAACATCTTTGATGTTGGTGCTGGAGACGGTATCCTTTCACAGGCTAACGCTGTTGCAATTGACCGCACAGTAGTTGTAACTAAGTACGCAGCTAACATTGGAGACGGCTCAGCTACCTCCTACACAGTTACCCACAACTTGAACACCCGCGATGTGATTGTAAGCATCTACGACAACGCCTCTCCTTACGCTGAGGTCATGGCAGATGTAGAGCACACCACTACTAACTCAATCACTATCCTGTTCTCCGTGGCTCCAACTACTGACAAGTACAGGGTCGTAGTCCACGCATAATGAGTCGCTTAAATCTATCACCGGTCAATATCCCCGCTTTAGCGGCGGCTCCGACCACTCCTACCATTCGGATAGGTGACCTTTATTTCAATACAGCAATAAAGGCGCTTTACGTATGGAACGGAACTGTTTGGTCTGAAGCTGGTGGTGGCGTAACTGTCTCTGGTACCGAACCTACAACTAACCTTCGTGAAGGTCTATTGTGGTTTGATAGCACTACAGATGCTCTTCTTGTTTATTACGACGGCGAGTTCGTTGAAGTTGGTGGTAGCGGAGGCACTGGTACAGCGGCTTCTGCTGATTTAACCTCTGCCTGGTTCTTGGGGGTCTAATGGCCGTCCAAAGAATGGGTATTGCTAACCCAGCCTCCAACACAAACACTTTAATTCATACAGCTGCAGCCAGCTATCTTTGTTCAGTATTAGCAACAAATAAGGGCGCCACGGCTTCTACTGTGCGGGCTTGGGTAGTTCCATCAGGTGCAACCCTGGCTTCTCAATAGATTTGCTATCTCTGTTGGGGATACTGTTTACGTGTCAGCTACCACAGCCGACATTTCCTTTTCTTTAAACGGCATTTATGACTCTTCAGCCTCTATTGATTCACATATCCTGCAGACCACAAATGTCCACGGTATTGCCAATACCGCTAATTTAGTGACCACATCTACTACCAATGCCCTGAACGACCGCGTAATTGCGCTAGAATTGGGCTTGGGGATATTTGATTAGGAGATAAGATGCCAAACTACACAAGCCTGGAAACCCAGGTTACCGCAATCAAGAGTGAAATCTCCTCTTCTCTTGCAGCCAGCGCCTATAGTGCACAAGACCTTGTCTATGTAGCAAAAGCTCTTGAAGCCCTCAGCCATGTAGTAGCTCCAGACGGTGTTTCTAATATTACGGTAAACGATAATATTTATTTGGGAACAACCGCTGAATCATTTGCAACTGCGGCTGCTCTTACAAACCCAACTTTAGTTGTCACAGCAAACGCTAATGATTATGCTCAAATTGCGTTTAGCAACAGAAACTCAGGCTCTGACGCGTCCACAGATATTATTTTGTACTCAAACAATCTGAGGCTGGAAACCTTGACCAAGGAAACCTAGTCTTTGCAACTGGTGACTCTGGTACACAGAACAAGATTATTTTTGCCGCCGGTGGTCTAGCTTCTGACAACACTCAGATGGTTATTACTCCAGACGAAAACGTTCACATTGAAATTGCTACTCCTTCTACATCGCCAACCACTGGTGCTCTTACAGTCGTAGGTGGCGTGGGTATTCAAGGCGACGTCAACATTGATGGTTCAATTACATTTGGTGGCGCGGGTACAACTGTGGAAACTGCAAACATTGCAGTTACTGACCCACTTATCTTTACTGGTAACCAGAACCAAGGCGATGCTCTTGACCTAGGTTTTGTTGGAGAGTACGCAAACACTATCTCAACAATTACCAAAGCTATTTCTAATAAGGCTTTAACATCAAACGTAGCTACTCTAACAACATCTACAACTCATGGATTCTCCGCCGGAGACATCGTAGTTGTAACAGGTGTAGACGCTACATTTAACGGGACTCATTACATCACAGCAGTCCCGACAACAACTACCTTCACATTTGCTAAGACTGCATCAAACGTAACCTCGGCCTCCGCCACAGGTTCAGCCTGTACAGGTTGGCGCTTTAACAGCTGCCTCAGCAACTATCGGGGATGTATCTAATACAGAGCTTCAATATGTTAACGGCGTAACTTCTGCTATCCAGACTCAGCTAAATGCTAAAGCTCCTTTAGCCTCACCAACCTTTACCGGAACAGTAACGGTCCCAGCTACTATCACAGCTCCTTCTTCGGTGGTTTTAACTCTACCTACTACTACATCCACACTTGCTACAACTGCTGATATTAGTACTGCTGTTTCTACTTATGCTCCAGCTCTAAGCGCAACTCTTACCCGTCCAGTATTCGTCTCACCACTAGAAACTATTACTGTGTCTGCTACAGCTGCTACTGGAACAGTTGCCGTAGACGTGGTTACTTCTGGTGCTAAATACTTTACATCTAACGCTTCAGCCGACTGGACCTTCAATTTCCGCGGAGATGGCACAACTACTCTTAACTCTTTGATGTCTAACGGCCAAGCTATTACAGTAGCTTTCTTGGTAACTAATGGTGCTACAGCTTATAAGCCAACAGTATTTCAGGTAGATGGGTCAGCTGTTACACCTAAGTGGAACGGCGGAAATGCGCCTGCTGCGGGTAATGCAAACTCTATTGACTCATACACATTTACAATTATTAAAACCGCATCCGCAACATTTACCGTACTCGGCGCCCAATCTAAGTTTGCATAGGAGTTTTAATGCCATACATTGAAACTATTAGAAATATGCTTACACCGTTTGGTGGCATTATTAGCCTTGCCTCATCAACTGGCGGAACAATTACAACTGCTGGTGGCTACCGTATACATACGTTTTCTACAACGGGTAGTTCTACGTTTACAGCAGGTGCTATAGGTACTGTTGAATATTTAATTCTTGCGGGCGGTGGTGGCGGAGGAGCTGCTGGTGGAACTGATGGTTCTGGAGGAGGTGGCGCTGGTGGACTACGCACAGGTACATTTACAGTAGCACGTACAGATTATCCAATTGTTGTTGGTGCTGGCGCAGCATCTTTCCCCTCTGGAGCTGTTGGGCACGACCCTTCCCTATTTAATGGCGGAAACTCTTCAGCTTTTTCTTTAACATCTTTTGGTGGCGGAAGCGCTTCCTCTGAATCAGGTATTTCTCGTCAAGCACAAAACGGTGGTTGTGGCGGAGGCGGAGGCGGTTACTCTGGTGGTTTAGGAACAGGATTTGCTGGGCCCCCTCGTCAAGGATTTGACGGAGGTGCAACTGCTGCTCCAGGTGACGGTGGCGGTGGTGGTACTAGTGCTCCTGGAGGTAACGGAAGAAGTGCAAATGGCTCTACTCCAGAAAGAGCTGGTGGTGCTGGAACTGCAAACTCTATTTCAGGTACATCAGTAACTTACGGTGGTGGTGGCGGAGCTTCAGGCGACCCACGCACTGGCGGAGGTGCTGGCGGTGCTGGTGGAGCAGGCGGCGGTGGTCGTGGAATGAACGTTAACTCTGGAGACTCTCCAGGAAATGGAACCAATAATCTTGGTGGCGGAGGTGGCGGTGCAGCAGGTTCAAATGCTTCCGGAGTTCTTCGTGGCTCAGGCGCTGGTGGTTCTGGCATTGTGATTGTTAGGTACCCTATCTAACATGAGATTTAAATCGACGCATAATATCTTTAAAGATTTTGGTGAAGTATTTGATATTAACTGGATGGATTCCGATAAGGTTGTCTATCCACCAAAGTATGACTGGGATTATTCCCGTGAGCTTCAAATTGAAGATGTAGATATCTGGGAAGTTATCTACGAACAAGGTGGAGCAGTTGGCGTATATGCAGCTTGGTGTCCATATGCTGAGTTCTACTTAGTACGAGTAGGCTGGCAGAAGGAAGAACAAGGTTGGGGCGCAGAAACTTACTATGGACCAGGAGCTCAGCAAAGAGTTCAAGCCCGTATGAAAGAGTTAGACATTCCGTTCTTTACAAATAAAATCTGGGTAGACCCAGAAGACATGTGGCTATATAAAGGAGTAGACAGTGGCAATCTCAAGACTCGCAGTATCTAATCCCAGCGCTACTACAGATACCCTCATCTATACACGTTCTGGCTCTCGTGATGCTTTGGCCTCAATTATTGCTACCAATAAGTCTTCTACAGCCGCAACTATCCGTGTATGGGTTGTGCCATTTGGACAAGACGCTGCTCCCGCCAATCATGCAACTATTGCCTACAACTCTCCTGTTGAGGGCAACAACTCTCTTGAGACTTTTCGCTTTCCAGTGACCCCTAACGATAAAGTTTACGTAAGAGCCTCAACCGCAGATATTTCCTTTACCCTTTCAGGTATTGATAACACTAACGTCTCAGGGACGGAGTACGAGACCGTATTGGCTCTTGCCAATACAGCAATTATTTACGGTCTCATTGACCTATAATCAGGATAGACCGAAGGAGAACTTAGATGCCGTTTACCCTAACAACGTTTGACGCCGCGCTTCAGGCTAAGCTGAACACTGCCTCTGTCAGCCTCAGTGCCCAGGATTACCTCCTTCTTACCAAAGCGGTACAGACCGCTATTTCAGTATCAGAGGGAGTTAATCTCCTTGACCTTAAGGGTTCTGCAAACGGCGTAGCTAGCCTTGATGCAAATGCTCAAGTTCCAGCAAACCAACTTATTAATGCGTTGCCTTCTCAATCAGGCAACTCAGGAGAACTCTTAACAACAAATGGTTCTACCGCATCGTGGACCGACTCTTTAACTCTTAATTCTGCACAATTTACTACTATCTATGTAGGAACTGGCGCTTTATCGTTTAACACCTCAGCCGCTCTTACCAGCGCAATGGCTGTATTTAATATTTCAAGTGCCGTTAACTCTTATGGTCAACTTGCTATTCATAACTCCACTTCCTCCTCTTCAACGGATGTAATTGCCTACGCCAACAACGGAACAGACTCCGATGGTTGGATTGACATGGGTATTACCGGAGCAACGTTTAACTCCGCTACCTATGGAATCACTGGACCACATGACGGCTACATCTTTATGTCAGCCCCTGCAGGAACAACCGGAGCTGGAAATCTTGTATTAGCAACTGGTGACAATGGAACTGATAACAAGATTATCTTTGCTGCTGGCGGTTACTCTTCTGGAACCACACAGATGGAGATTACTCCTGACGTAAACGTTCACATTGAAATTCCAACACCTTCTACATCCGCTACCACAGGTGCATTAACAGTAGTCGGTGGAGTTGGTATTCAAGGAGATATGAACGTCCAAGGTGACGTAAACGTTCAAGGAACCATTACATTTGGTGGCGCTGGAACTACTGTAGAGACCTCAAACCTTTCAGTCACAGACCCGTTTGTATTTGTTGGAACTAACAACCAAGCCGACATTGTTGACCTTGCCTTTATTGGCGAGTATGCCTCTTCAGTATCTCCAATTGCTACAACTGTTAATAATAAAGCGCTTACCTCTAATGTAGCTACCCTTACAACCTCCGCAGCTCACAATTACCTAGCTGGAGATGTAGTAACTATTACGGGAGTAGACGCCACATTTAACGGCACCTTTAATATTATTGCTGTACCAACAGCAACCACATTTACATACGCAAAAACTGCTTCTAACGTTACCTCTGCTGCAGTATCCCCAACAGGAACAGCCACAGTAAATGCTCGCCGTAAGTTTGCAGGTGTTGCTCGTGATGCCTCTGATGGGGTAATCAAGGCGTTTAAAGATGCAACTACAAAGCCAACTTCTACTATTGATTTTTCAGAAGCTGGACTTGCATACGCTGATATGCGTGTAGCTGGACTTACCGCCTCTTCTCTAACTGTTGGCGATGTATCTTC